CCATAGGAGATTGAAGCATGGCAATAACATCGGCAATTTGTACAAGTTTTAAAGTAGAACTTTTAAAAGGAGTTCACGATTTTACAGCTACAACTGGTAACACTTTTAAGATAGCTTTATATACAAGTTCAGCAAGTTTGGGTGCTAGCACAACAGCTTTTTCAACAAGTAATGAAATAACTAATTCATCAGGAACAGCTTATACTTCTGGTGGAGCATCATTAACGAGTGTTACACCTACAACTGATAGCACAACTGCAGTTTGTGATTTTTCAGATGTAAGTTTTACATCTGCTTCTTTTACAGCAAATGGTGCTTTAATATACAACAGCTCTGCATCAGGTAATCCTGCATGCGCAGTAATCGCATTTGGTGCTGATAAAACTGTAACAAGCGGAACTTTCACAATACAATTCCCAACAGCGGATGCAACTAACGCTATTATTAGGATAGCATAAGGAGGAACTCCTTATGTCAGAAACATCAATCTGGGGTGGAGATGATCCTCTAGTAGCATGGAATCAAAACTCATGGCAATCTAATCAAGCAATTGTTGAATTAACTGGCGTATCTGCAACTACTTCAGTCGGAAGTGTAGAGTCTTTTCCTGAAACAGGATGGGGTTCTGATAGTTGGGGTTTTGAAAACTGGGGAGAAAGTAGTTTAGATGTATCAATAGATACCGCTGGTGTTGGAACAACAGCAGTTGGTTCAGTAACAGTTTCAGCAGAAATAAATTCTGGATGGGGAAGACAAACTTGGAATGCTAACTCTTGGGGCATTCAAGGAACTGTATTACTTGATGGTCAATCAGCAACAGCAAGTGTTGGATCTATATCACCTGCTGATGTAATGGGAGTCACTGGAGTTTCTGCAACGATAAGTTTAGGAACTCCAACAATAATTGGTAATGTAACTGTTGCACCAACAGGACTTTCTTTAACAGCATCAGTGGGATCAATAACTCCTGCTGATGTAATGGGATTAACAGGTCAAAGTGCAACTTCTTCTGTTGGATCTATAACACCTGCTGATGTTGTTGGAGTTACAGGAGTATCAGCAACAACGAGCATCGGTGATGTTAGTATCTCATCAAACCCTATAATAATTCCAACAGGTTTATCAATAACATCTTCAGTGGGTAGTTTATCACCTGCTGATGTAATGGGATTAACAGGGGTTTCAGCGACTTCTTCTGTAGGATCAATAAGTCCTGCTGATGTCATGGGATTAACGGGTCAATCTGCTACAGCTTCGGTTGCTATCTTTGGATCTTCAACAGGTTTTGGAATTCAAGGATATTCAGGCGTTGACACAGGTTCAAATTCTTCGTATACAGATGTTGCAACTGGATCAAATACAAGTTATAGTGACGCTGCATAGGAGATAAAAATATGGCATCAACATTTACGCCTTTAGGTATAGAACTTCAAGCAACCGGTGAAAACGCTGGTACATGGGGTACAAAGACTAACACTAATTTACAAATTATTGAACAGATAGCCGGTGGATTTACACAACAATCAATAGCTGGTGGTGCGCAAACGACAGCTTTATCCGTTTCTGATGGATCAACTGGTGCAACTCTTGCACACAGAATGATAGAATTTACAGGTACGATTACAGGTAATCAGATCGTAACAATTCCATTGGATGTACAAACTTTTTATATTTTAAGAAATTCAACATCTGGATCACATACTGTTCAGTTTAAATATGTATCAGGCTCCGGTTCAACTTTTACTTTTTCAGCAACAGATAAAGGGGATAAAATTATTTTTGCTGCAGGAGATGATAGCACAAATCCAAATATTTTAACTCTTGCTATCGGGACTGGTATATCAGATGTTGTTGATGATACCTCACCACAACTAGGCGGTGATTTAGATACTAATAGTTTTAACATAGCATTTGACGATGCACATGGAATTAATGATGAAAATGGTAACGAACAAATAATATTTCAAACAACTAGTTCAGCAGTAAACCAATTTGATATCACAAACGCTGCAACAGGTAATGCACCTAGTCTATCAGCGACTGGAGGAGATTCTAACATAGATGTAGCCATTATTCCAAAAGGAACTGGTGAAACTAAAATTGGTACAGGAGCAGCTAATGCTACTTTAACATCAAGTGGCGCACACGATCTTATTTTAGACACAAATTCGGGAACAAATGCTGGTACAATTACTCTTACAGATGGCTCAAATGGAGATATAACTATTGCTCCAAACGCTGATGGTAGAGCAAAAGTAACAAATGCTACCGGAACAAGTTCAACACAAACAATAACTACTGATGGAAAAGGTATTGTCTTTTCCATGGTTTTCGGATATTAATCTAGAAGGAGAATAAAAAATGGCAACACCGAATCTTGTAAATATAGCAACGATCACACCTAAAAATGCTATGGGTAATTTATCTGATACAAACAGAACTACCATGATTGATGTTCCTGCAGAAACTGCAGTAAGAATTGATTCAATATTACTAGCAAACATTGACGGAACTAATGCTGTTGATGCAACAGTAGAAATCAGTAATGATAACGGTTCAACTTATTTTAAAATTGCAAGCACGATTTCTGTGCCTGCAGATTCAACTTTAGATTTAATTGCAAGACCTATCTATTTAGATGAAACAGACTTAATAGCGGTAACAGCTGGTGCTGCTAACGATCTATCTTTTCATGTTTCTTATGTAGAGATGGTTGATTAATAAATTTTAAGGAGAAAAGAATGCCAAGAATTATAAAATCAGCAAAAGGAACTTTTAGCACAGCAGATGTTACAATTGATTCATCTGGACGAGTAGTATCGGCATCTACTGGTCAAGCAGGTGGAGCTCTTGATGTTGTAAGATTATTTGACGATCAAGCTGGTAACGGAACATATACTGCAAACCCAGGTGCAAATAACATGTCAGCTTTTTTAAAAGGTGGCGGCGGTGGCGGCGGAGGCCGAAATAATAGTATTCCCGATACTGCAGGAAGAAATGGAAGAAGAGGAGGATTTGGAGGCTTTGGTTATTACTTTCAACCTGTATCAGGGGGAACATCTTATAACTATACTGTTGGAGATTCAGGAAACGGTGGAAATCAAGGTCAAACCGGTCAAGCTGGTAGTGCTACTAATATTACTAATCTAGCGACAGTAAATGGTGGCGCAGGCGGCGGTCCAGGGGGCGGTAGCGTGGGTGATCACGGTCAAGCTCCAGGAGCAGCTACAGATTTAAACGCTAATGTTCCATCCACAGGTGGAACAAATGTAATTCATTCTACCGCAGGATCAGGGGGAACTGGTGGTACCGCTTCTCCAGCATCAGGCACTTCTGGTACATCTGGTTTTATTCTTGTTTATGATAATTCAGGGACGTAATAATGGCTAAATATATTTTAATAAGAGAAGGTAATGCATACGCTAGAATAGCAGAGGATGAGGAGTCAAAAAATTATTGGATTAATAATACTGTTGATCATGTTAGGTTTGAAGAGATATCAGATTCAGATTATCAATCACTTTTAAAAAAAGAAAAATGGTTTGCATCTGATGGACTAGCAAAAGGTGCTCCACCTTTCGATAAAACTTTAACAGATTATGATTATTTAGATGCTTCAGTAGACTTTACTCGTGATGATATAGAAAAAGGATTAAATAATTTAATTGAAAAAATAGAACTACGAATAGAGCGTAGTCAAGGTGCACCAGCAATCTGGACAACAAGTTTAAATACATTAAAAAATATTAATTTAAATACGTTAACTTTTCCAATTAGTGGAGTCACGTGGGTTGACTGTTTAGTTAAAAATGATATACAAGTTCCATCTTCGATGGAATTTTGATGAATGAAAGAATAATTACTTTTTCAGCGCACGAATTAATTTTAAAAGATAAATTAGTGCATCCAGAACCTGCAAAGTTAAGCATACCAGATTGGTATAAAAAAATACCTAATCCAGATGACCATCTTCGTCTTACTTTAAAAGCTTGTAAACCTTTTTTAGATAGTCTAGTTGCTGGATATATTTTAAAAAATCCTGTTGAACAAAAAATTTTTTTTAACACACCCGATCCAAATGGTAAAATAAATACTTGGGTTGAAGTTTCAACTGGATTAAGAAATTCAGAGAGTCTAGCACGTGCAACTAATGTTAATCTTGGAAATGAAACACACCTTGTAGAACAATTAGATGGTGCAAAATGTCCATACGTTAGACAAAATCAATCGTTTAATATCTATAAAATTATGAACCCTTGGACTGTTACTGTTCCTTCAGGTTATTCAGTTTTATATTTACCTCCAATGAATAGATATGAAGATAGATTTGAAATTTTTGCGGGTATAGTTGATGGTCCATGTGCTATACCAACTAATTTTCCATGTGTATTTAAAAAACAAGGTAGTTGGATATTAAGAAAAGGAGAATCTGTTGCAACCGTTTTTCCTTTTAAAAGAGAAAATTGGAAAATGAAATTAACAAAAAAAAGTGAAAAGAATCAAGCAAGCGATTTTTTCAGACTTGGATCAGTTTTAAGAAAATGGTATGAAAATACCGTTTGGAAAAAAAAGACATGGAAATAAAAGATTTAATAGGACAATATCAACTTTTAACACAAGAACACGTGTCTGCTTTTTTAAGAACTTTTAGAGATAAAAAAGAATTTCAAGACGCACATGTTGTTTCATCATCGTCTGGAGAACGAAGAATTGATAAAAATATAAGAGTTGTACAAGATTATGCCTTAAATTATGAAAGTGGTCTTACAGAGTCTAATTGGTTAAATTTTATTGGTTTTTTATTAAAAAATGTTTCTACACAATATTTTAATGATAGGTCAATTCCTTATGATATAACTAAAATAGAAGCAATCAATTTATTAAAATACACAGAGGGAGGTTTTTACAAACCTCATATTGATAGTGGAGCAAATGCACATAGAGAACTTTCAGCTGTTATTTTTTTGAACAATGATTATGAAGGGGGTATGTTACAATTTTTCGAACCTGGTTCAAAAAAATTAACTTTAGAAATTAAACCACAGCCTGGTAAAGTTATTTTATGGCCTAGTAATTTTTTATATCCTCACCAAGCCACACCAGTAATTAAAGGAACAAGGTTTACTATTGTATCATGGATGGTTTAAATAAATATATTTATATTGATAATATTTTATCAAATGATGAAAGAAGATTATTATTTGATTATGTAAAAATCTTTAATATTTCAAATAAAACAAATTTTTGTGAACAATGTTCTTTAGGCGAAACTTATAAGTATGGTGATCCCATAGCTGATTCTTTATTAGTTTCAAAAAAAGATATTTTTGAAAGAGCAAGTAAATTAAAATTAATAGAAACTTATAGTTATTGGAGATTATATAAAAAATTTTCTACTTTAAAAAAACACACGGACAGAGACTCCTGCGAAGTTACAGTGAGTGTTAATGTTGCAGCGGATGTTGAGTGGCCTTTATTTATAGACAACGAAAGAATAATAATTAATCCAGGTGATGGTGTTTTATATTTTGGTGCTAAATCTGAACATTGGAGAGAGGAATATGAGGGTGATCATTCATTACAAATTTTTTTACACTATGTCCTTGAAGATGGAAAATTTAAAAATAATAAATGGGATGGACGACCCTGTTTAGGAGTATTACAAAGTGCACTTTAGAAAAAATAAAAATACCACGGAAATTGTTTTTTCCAAAAAAGAAATAAAATTAATTAGTCAAAAAGGAAAAGTAATTATTGATTATAGAGATGGGAGACATTTTGTTAATAATTTAGCTAGGATAGTAGCTGATATTCACGTGCATTATAAAAATAATAATCCTGATTTTGAAAAAGAAATAAGTCACGGTGATGAGGAAATTAACTTAAAATGATTTTTAGAGGCTTTGAGATCATGAAGATTAAGGGTATATTTTTATAATATTTGTTGTATAATTATGCGCTATGCTACAGAAAATAGGATTTCAGCCAGGTATTAATAAACAAATTTCAGAAACCACAGCAGAGGGTCAGTGGGTGGACTGTGATAATGTCAGATTTAGATACGGCACACCCGAAAAAATAGGTGGTTGGAAACAATTAGGAACTGATGAACTTACAGGTGCTGCTAGAGGGCTACATCATTTTGTAAATAGTCTTGGTAGAAAATATGCAATCATAGGAACAAACAGAATACTATATGCTTTTTCTGGTGGTATATTTTATGACATACATCCTATTAAAACTACTACAACATTAACGAGTGCTTTTAGCACAACAAATGGATCACCAACAGTTACTATAACTTTTCCCAGTGCACATAACATAGGTGAAAATGATATTATATTATTAGATAATTTTAGCACTATTACTGATTCTAATTTTGGTGCATCTGATTTTGATGATAAAAAATTTATGGTAACAAGTGTACCATCAACTACAACTTTAACAATTACAATGCCATCTAATGAATCTGGAAGTGGAGCAACTACTTCTGGTGGTATTCGAGTACAGCATTATTATCCAGTAGGGCCTGCTGTACAAGCAAAAGGTTTTGGTTGGTCACTTGGAACTTGGGGTGGTGAAGAACCAGGAGCGTTCACGTCTACTTTAAATGGTGCCATAAGTGATTCTGCAACTAGTCTTACATTAGCAGATGCATCTTTATTTCCTAGCGCTGGAACTAATTTTGTTATCATAGGATCAGAAGAAATATCTTATACAGGTGTCACTGGTAATACCTTAACAGGTTTAACGAGAGGTGTTGCAGGGACTACAGCTGCAGCACATAGTGATGGAGCAACAGTTACAAACTCTACTGATTTTATTGCATGGGGTGAGGCTGCATCAGGAGATTTAATTATAGAACCTGGTATGTGGTCATTAGATAATTTTGGTGACAAAGCAATATGTCTAATTCATAATGGTGCTGTTTTTTCTTGGGACTCGTCTCTAACAGATGCAACTGTAACAAGAGCATCAATTATAACTGGAGCCCCTACAGCGTCAAGACATATGGTTGTATCTACACCAGATCGTCACCTAGTATTTTTTGGAACAGAGACAACTATTGGAGATACTACAACACAAGATGATATGTTTATTAGATTCTCTGATCAAGAGGATATAAATACATATACACCTACAGCAACCAATACAGCTGGTACACAAAGATTGGCTGACGGATCACGGATCATGGGAGCCATAAGAGGTAGAGATGCAATCTATGTTTGGACTGATACTGCTTTATTCACACAACGTTTTGTCGGTCAACCATTTACATTTGCGTTCGCACAAGTTGGAACACACTGTGGACTTGTTGGACAGAATGCATGTGTTGAAGTTGATGGCGCTGCATACTGGATGTCAGAGAATGGTTTTTTTAGATACGCTGGTAAATTAGAATCTTTACCATGTTTAGTAGAGGATCATGTTTATGGTGATATAAATTTAGACTCTGGTAATCAAATGGTTTCTGCAGGATTAAACAACTTGTTTGGTGAGGTTATGTGGTTTTATCCAACATCAACATCATCAGTTGTTAATAGAATGGTGTCTTATAATTATTTTGATTCATCACCACAAAGACCTGTTTGGACAAATGGAACTTTATCAAGAACAATGTGGGAGGATTCTGCAGTATTTGGAAGTCCACATGCAACAGAGTATGATGCATCTACGGATACGTCGTTTGATGTAGTAGGAAATACAGAGGGTAAAACAACATATTATGAACATGAAATAGGAACAGATCAAAATAAAAATGGAGTTATAACTGCAATAACAGCAAATATATCTTCTGGAGATTTTGATATTACAGCTCAAAGAACTTCACAGGGACAACAGACTGGTGTTGCAACATTTAGAGGAGATGGTGAGTTTATAATGAAGATAAGAAGATTTATACCTGACTTCATATCACAAACAGGAACAACCAGAATCACGTTAAATTTAAGAAATTTTCCAAACGATA